AACTAATTGGAATAGATGTCCTTGGTGGGATCCTCTTGCACAATCATTCTTAGTCCAGGAAGAAAGTGGTATTTTCCTCACAAAATGTGATATTTTCTTCAAAACAAAGGATGATGCAGAAGTTCCGGTATTGTTCCAAATAAGAACAATGCAGGGAGGATACCCCACACAGACTGTTCTTCCATTCTCTGAGATTACGTTAGAACCTGATCAAGTTAATATTTCTAATGATGGATCTGTTCCGACTTCGTTTGTATTTAAATCACCAGTTTATCTAGAAGGTGGAAAGGAATATTCAATTGTTATTGGATCAAATTCAAACAAATATAATGTTTTTATCTCCAGATCTGGTGAAGTTGATATTCTCACACAGTCATATGTAAACCAACCTTATCTTGGTTCATTATTTAAATCTCAAAATGCATCAACCTGGGAACCAAGTCAGTGGGAAGATTTGAAGTTTACCCTTTATAGAGCAGATTTCTTAACTTCTGGTAGTGTAGAGTTCTATAGTCCAGAATTATCACCAGGAAATTCTCAAGTTCCAACATTATTACCAAATTCTCTTAATCTTAATTCAAGAAAAGTTAGAATTGGATTATCAAGTGCATTAAGTGATAGTAATCTAACTTTAGGAAATACTGTTCTCCAACAAGGGACTAATGCAACTGGCAATTATGTAGGAAATGCTGGAATCGCCACGGGAACACTTCAAGTTATTAATGCCGGTATCGGTTACACTCCATCCTCTGGTAGTTTAACATTTAGTGGAGTTGATTTAGTAACAGTTACTGGAAGTGGCAGAAATGCAAAAGCAAATATTACAATTTCAAACGGAGTTGCAATAGCAGCTACAGTTTCTGTGTCAGGAAATGGATATCAAGTTGGTGATGTGCTTGGCATTTCTACTTTAGGCGCATCTCCTGTTGGTAGAGATGCTCTGTTCTCTCTTGTTTCTATAGCAAGTACAAATGAACTTGTTCTAGATAATGTACAAGGTGATTTCTCAATTGCTGGAACTGGTAAGACAGTACAATACATTAATAATTCGGGATTAACAACCACTTTAAATTCAACTTCAGGTGGAAATGTACAAATTTCGGATATTAATGTAGAAAGCGATGGTTTACATATCGTTGTAAATCATAAGAACCACGGAATGTATTTTAATGACAACTATGTAAGAATTTCTGGTGTAGAATCAGATGTACCACCAACTAAATTAACCGTAGATTACTTATTGGAGAATACTATAACTGTTGAGAATAGCTCTAATTTCTCAACCTTCGAAGGAGTTGGTGTAGGAACAACTAATCCAGGATATGCATTAATTGGCAATAGATTATTTGAATATACTTCTGTTGGAAGCGGAGTTCTTAATGATGTAACTAATCTTGGATATATTGATCCAATCTTCGCGAATATCTTGTTACCTCAAGTTATTAGACCTTATCAAGCAGGAACTCCTGTTTACAAGTATGAATTGGGTGGAGTCTCTTTAAAAAGAATCAATGCTACGCATTATCTTGCAAATACAAGTGTTACTGATCCAATATCATTTGATTCATACAACATTAAGGTTCAAATGGACTTGAATGGAATTGATCGATCTAATGGATCTAGTTTCCCCAAACTATACTTAAATCAAACTAAGTCTGCTGGTGGATTTAACATAAAAGCAACCCAAAATATACCATTTGAATTGATGACTCCTTCAGTGCAAAATATTACTGTACAGGGGACTACAATCAATGCAGAGGTTAGAACAATTACTGGATCAAGTATTAGTGGCAACGAAATTCCTTTTGTAAATAGTGGATTTGAACCAGTTACAATAAACAAAACTAACTATTTTACAACTCCAAGAATTATTGCATCCAAGATAAATGAAGATGCTAAGTTGGGATCATTGATGGGTAAAAAGTCTATGAATTTAAGACTTTTCTTAAATTCAGTAGATTCGAGAGTAAGTCCAGTTATTGATACTCAAAGAGTTAATGTAGTATTAACTTCAAATAGAATCAATAAGGTAATTACTAATTATGCGACTGATAATAGAGTGAATACAATTGGAACTGACCCATCATCATTCCAATATATCTCTAAAGAAATTGGTTTAGAAAATCCAGCTACTTCTATTAAAATTCTATTAGATGCTCACATTAATAATTACTGTGATATAAGAGCATTTTACGCAATTGGCGAAAATCAAAACTTTATACCTATTTTTACACCTTATCCAGGATATAATAATCTTGATGCTAGAAAACAAATCATAAACTTTGAGAATAGTAATGGACTTCCTGATGTATTTGTTCAACCATCACTGTCCTTTGGATTTGAAACTAACAATATTGATTTTAGAGAATATAGTTTTACTGCCGACCAATTGCCTTCATTCAGATTCTATAGAATTAAATTAGTTCTTACATCGACAAATCAAGTTTATCCACCAAGAATTAGAAACCTAAGAGTCATTGCATTAGCATAATTGAAATGGATTATTTAAGAGTTGAAGGTCACAACAGTCTCCTTAGAGACCCAAATACGAATTCTATTATTAACACAAATATGTCAGAATATCAACAATACATTTCTAGAAGAAATGTAAAAACTGAAGAAGATCAAAAATTGGAGAATTTAGAGTCTGATGTGACTAATATAAAAAATGATTTAGATGAAATAAAATCTTTACTTAGGAGTTTGATTGATGGATCCCGATAAAATAGAACTTGAAAATTTGAGCAAAAGTTTCGAATACTTCAAAGTAGCAGCAGAAATTGATAGTATTGACAATTTAGATGATGTAAAAAACATCGCAAAGTGTTACTTTAAACTATATTTGAAGCAACAAGAAGTTGTTGCACAACTCATAACATCAAAACCATAAATATTTTTAAAGAGTAGAAATAAATGGCGCAACCATCTACTAGACAAGAATTAATAGATTACTGTAAAAGGAAACTGGGAGCGCCAGTTTTAGAAATTAACGTTGCGGATGAGCAAATTGAAGATCTTGTGGATGATGCTGTTCAATTTTTCCAAGAAAGACATTTTGATGGCGTTTATCCGACATTTTACAAATATAAAGTAACTGCAGATGACATTGCTCGCGGAAAAGCGAAGGGAATAAATCAAAACAACGTTGGTATTGTTACAACAACGGCAACTGCAAACATAGTTGGAACTGCAACAACTTTTTCATATTTTGAAAATAGCAACTATCTACAAGTTCCACCAAATGTAATTGGAGTGAATAAGATTTTCACTTTTGATGGCGCTAATACCATTACACATAATATGTTTAGTGTTAAATATCAGTTATTCTTAAACGATATTTACTATTGGGGGACAACTGAACTATTAAGTTACGCAATGGTTAAAACGTATTTGGAAGATTTGGACTTTCTTTTAAATACACAAAAACAAATTAGATTTAATAAAAGGCAAGACAGACTATACCTTGATATTGATTGGGGATCAGTTACAGAAAATCATTTTTTTGTCATTGATTGTTACTCTACTTTAGATCCAAATGATTATTCGCGAGTTTGGAATGATTCTTTTCTTAAACCATATTTAACCTCTCTTATTAAAAAACAGTGGGGACAAAATATGATGAAATTTACAGGCGTCAAATTGCCTGGTGGAGTTGAATTAAATGGTAGACAAATGTATGACGATGCTCAAAGGGAAATAGATATTTTAATGGAAAAAATGTCCAGTACATACGAACTTCCTCCATACGATATGATCGGTTAATCCATGCTAAATCCATTTTTCTTACAAGGATCCAAATCAGAGCAAGGTCTTATTCAAGATTTGATTAACGAACAGTTGAGGATGTATGGGGTTGAGGTTTATTATTTGCCACGAAAATACATTACCGAAAAGACAGTAATAAGAGAATTAATAGAATCACAGTTCACTAATGCTTATCCAATAGAAGCATATGTTGATAGTTTTGATGGATATGGTGATAATCCAACAATACTTTCAAAATTTGGAATTCAGGCACTTAATGAAATAACTCTAATAATTTCAAGAGAGAGATTTAAGAATTATATCTCCCCATTAATTGGCGGTCAACCAAACATTAAATTATCAACAAGACCAAAAGAAGGAGATTTGGTTTGGTTTCCATTAGGAGATAGATTGTTTGAAATTAAGTACGTTGAGCACGAAAAACCATTTTATCAACTACAGGGACTTTACACCTATGAATTAAGATGCGAACTCTTTAGATATGAAGATGAAATTATTGATACCGGCATAGAAGATATTGATGATACAATCTCAGGTTCTGGCGATCAAGATTCTACACCTGTCGGAAATATACAAAAACTTACAATGGTTGGAGTTGCAGTAACTGCTACCGCAACTGTAGGAATTGTCAATGGTGGTATTAGATTCATTACAGTAACTAATCGTGGCGGCGGATATACAAGTGTTCCGACAGTTGGAATTTCATCTGCACCATCTGGAGGAAAAACTGCGTCTGCAATTGCTAAGATGATAGGTGGAATTGTTGTTTGTAATGATAATACAAATCCATCTGCACAGTCTGTTCAGAGTGTTGAAATAGTTAATCCAGGATATGGATACACTGTTGCACCTGGAATTAGATTCTTTGGCGGAGAAGGTAGTGGGGCAACGGCAACGGCAACTATCGGTGATGGAGTTGTTGGTATCATAACTGTTACAAATTCTGGGTCTGGATATGTAACTCCTCCCGCAATTACAATTAGCGGAATTTCTACAGTCTCTGCTGCTGCTACTGCTGTCGTTTCTGTCGCAGGTACTATTACTCAAATCAGAATTACAAATGCTGGACTTGGTTACAGTGTTGCCCCTACTATAACAATAGCATCACCAAGCGTTACTGGTATAGGTACATTTATATTTAACGAAGTGGTAACAGGATCTCAAAGTGGTGTTACTGCAAGAGTTAGATCTTGGAATTCTGTAACTAATATTTTAGAAGTTTCTAATGTCAATGGACAATTTACTGCCGGCGAGAGTATTGTTGGAGCAGCGTCAAGTGCTTCTTATAAATTGAGGTCTACAGATGTATTCTCTGCGAAAGATGGATTTGCTAATAATGAAGAAATTGAAAGTGAAGCAGATAAAATTGTAGATTTTAGTGATAGAAATCCTTTTGGAATGCCATAAACCATAAATAAAAGTTATTATGTTTAAATAATAACATAAAGGTTTATAAGACATGTTTGAGTATTTTTATCACGAAATTCTAAGAAGAACTGTTATTGCTTTCGGTTCTTTGTTCAATGAGATAAGTATAAAGCACACTAATAATAGTGGATCTGTTACTAATGTCATTAAGGTTCCTCTTGCTTACGGACCAACGCAAAAATTTCTGGCAAGATTAGAACAATCTCCGGATTTAAGCAAACCAGTTCAAATTACATTGCCAAGAATGTCATTTGAGTTCACTGGTTTAAATTATGATTCAACAAGGAAATCAACCACTACTCAAACATTTACTGCAAAATCAGCAGAAGACGGAAAAGAAACTAAAAAGGTATATCTTCCAGTTCCATATAACATGCAATTTGAACTTAGCATTATGTCTAAGTTAAATGATGATGCTCTTCAAATTATTGAACAAATTTTACCATATTTTCAACCAGCATATACGATGAGTGTAGAGTTGGTTGATATTATTAATGAGAAGAGGGACATACCAGTTGTTCTTGAAAATATTACAATGCAGGACGACTATGAAGGAAATTTCACTACAAGAAGAGTATTAATTTATACTTTAAGATTTACTGTTAAAACTTATCTGTTTGGTCCAGTTTCTTCTGCTTCCAAGGATATTATCAAGAAAACCACAATTGGTTACGTTGCTGGAGATACTACAAATACACCAACCAGAGAAATTGTATATTCAGCTCAACCAAGAGCTATCAAGAATTACACAGGAACAGTTGTTACAAATCTTACAAAAGATATTACCACGGAAGATATACTCATTACGGTAGACAATGCAAGTTCTATATCAGTAAATACTTACTTAGATCTTGAGGGTGAGGAAGTATTCGTAAGGTCCAAGGCAGGAAATGTTCTTACTGTGGATAGAGGTAGAGATAATACAACGATAACCTCACACTTAGCAGGATCTTCGGTCAAATCTATTACAACTACAGATAATACGTTAATTGAAGATGGCGATGACTTTGGATTTGCTGGTATTAATTTATGAAAATGACAAAAAAATTTGACAGTTTAAACGATGCTTTTAATGTTGAGGGTGAAATAGTTCCTATTGAAACTAAAAGTGAAATTGAAAAAATAGAGACAATTGCCTCTACCGTTGATGATATTAAAAAAGATTATAACTACACAAGAGGAAATTTATATTCATTAATAGAAAAAGGTCAAGAAGCAATTAATGGTATTCTTGAACTTGCTCAAGAAAGTGAGATGCCTCGTGCATATGAGGTTGCAGGACAACTTATCAAAAACGTTGCTGATGCCACGGATAAATTAATGGATCTCCAGAAGAAACTTAAAGATATTGAAGAAGAAAAACAAAAAGGACCAACAACAGTTAACAATGCACTTTTTGTTGGTTCTACAGCAGAATTGGCAAAACTTCTAAAGCAACAAACTGAAGGAAGTGTAGAATAATAAATATAAAAAGATATTCATTTTTTATGCCCAAAATCAAGTCGCATAAAACCGTTGAGCAAATTGCAAAGAA